GTACATAGAACAATAGCTCCTGCTTTTTATGAAGAAGATAATGACTTAGCTCCCCCAACTGAATTTAATCTAGAAACAACTATAAACGGTTCGGATGAATTTCCAACCTCTGGCTCTGGTTGGGGTTTTGCAATAAACGAAACAAATGGAGAAGGTGAATTTAGCCCCGGTGATTACGAGTTTTGTGCTACATTTATATACGATGGTAAACAAGAGTCTTTAATAAAAAAGGCTAGTGGCACTAAAACACTAGAAGGTTTTAAAAAACTATGTTTTAATATTTATGCACAAGATAATGGAAGCTCAAGATACCCAAGAAGAGTTACTGGAGGTAGGGTATATTTCAGAGAGGCTGAGTCAAGAGACCCTTGGGTTTTAATAGCTGATATAGATATTAGAAGAGGTGCTAGGGCATCTTTAGTTGATGAATATAAAGGCTGGATTGAAGACGGAGAGGGAGAGTTTAGGATTACTGAAAATACAACTGCTGGAGACAGAGATTTTAGTACTACAGCGGCTGATAATCATTGGGTTTTATTTGCACAGAGACCTAATATAGATACATATGAAAGTATAAATGGATATTCTCCAAATGATACAAAACAAATTGCATTTGGTAAGACAGGTTCAGGTTATAAAACAGCAGTAGTTGCCAATAGGAGAACTTTTGTAGCTAACGTTTTATATGATGACAATGCTACTAGTAGCTCTGATGACAATACAGAGTTTCAACACTACGGTGATAGGATAATGTTTAGTGAAGTAGGTAAGTATGACTTGTTTCCTAATTTTAATTTTATAGATGTTGTTAAAGGAGATGGTGAAGACTATGTAAAGCTAGAGTCTTATGCTGATAGATTACTAGCATACAAACAAAGAACACTGCAAATATTAAATATATCATCTCCTTCTACTTCTAATTGGTTCTTAGAAACTACAATACAAGAAGGTGGGGTTCAAAATCCATACTCAGTTTGTAAGGGCAGGGGTGGTGTTATATGGGCAAATACGAGTGGTGTTTACAGGTATGATGGTTCATCAGTCAAGAAAGTTACAGATGGTAAAATAAAAGACTCAGAATGGAAGACTTTTTCATCATCAGATACAATGTCACTTGGGTATATTGGGAATACAGACCAAGTTATAATTATGAAAAGAGCAGATGTTAGTGAAGATGCTTATATATATGATTTAAGAAGTGACTCTTTTACATTATCTGAGCTTATAGGCCCAAATTCTACAAGCTCTTTTAAGCCACCATTAACAAACTTTGTTAATGACTCAATAGGTAAGCTTATTGTAGGTTATGACGTTGAATCAACAGACTTAGGCAGTGCAGGTGCTAATAAAGTACACTTTACAGCTTGGAACGAAGGTGAAGGTAATCATAAGATATATAAACTAGAAACTCCTGACTTGAGTTTTGCAGAACCGCACAGAACTAAAAAAGTTTATAAGATATATGTTCATTACAAGTACACACATTCAGATAATGGAATAGCATATAATGAACCTATCACTAAATCTAATGTGTATTACAGAGCTAATCAAAGAGGTAGTTGGAAGAATGTAACATCTGGAAGTATGGAAAACTCTGAGAACGTTCTTAGGAATGGAAATTTTGATAGGTATTGGTTAGGTTGGAATGATATATTTAATGATTCTAGTAGTAATGAAATAACTGATTGGACTTTCGTATCTGATGGTTCTGGTGGTAGAAAAGCTAAGTTTACAGCAACTGGTTCTCCTTCTATAGTTTTAACAAATAAAGAGATAATAGATAGTGGCTTAACATACAATACTAAATTTACAGTTTCTGACTATTCTGCAGGTAATGTGAAGCTAAATGTAGGTGGTGTATCTGGCACAGCTAGGACAGCTAATGGTACTTACTCAGAGTCTTTCGCACCAAGTAGCGATGGCTATCTTATGGTATCATGTAGTAATGATTTTGTAGGTAGCATAGACGATATAATAGTAAGGCCTACTAGCTCTAGGGAATCTTATGGAGTTGCTGTTTTTGAACTAGAAGATGGGAGAGGTGTCAGGTGTCAGAGTATGGCTTTTAAAATAGAGACATCACTTACTAACGCATCTAAGCTACATATAAATGATATACAAGTAGAGTATAGAGTAATACAGAACAGGGTATTTTAATGTCTAGAGACATAAGAAGATTAATTAATTTTACTGAACAGCCACAAACTTTTAGCAATGGTAGTCCAGCATCTTCTTTACAAGAAGGTGGTGTATCTGTGTCTTTAGAGGGCGGTAGGCTAGCAGTACTCAGAAAGCATAAAGGTTTAGTATTTAAATCTTTTATGACATCAGATGGTAATCAGTATGTAGATAGAAATCTACAAGTATCTGGAGAGATAAGAGGTAATGAATTAGAGTACACTAACCACAATGTTGAAAGTCCGGGAACAGATAAGGTCTATTTAGGTGTAAATGGTAAAGCAAAGAATACATCAATAGACCATACAACAACTTGGATAGCACCATACAATGGTGTACTTAAAAAGATTTTACTATATGGTAACGCATCTGGTGGCAATACAGCAGTTGGCTTACATATAAATTCTAACACTACAGCACAAAAAACAATAACGCAGTCACTATCTTCAACTACCACGTTAGAGTATATATTCTCTGACTTAAATAGTTTTGACAAAGGAAACCTAATATCTATTAGCGTTCAATGTTCTAGTGACCCAACTCATTTAAGAGCTGTATGTGTTTGGCAATATAATACATTAAACAGGTAGAGATATGCAGTATAATACTATAAGACAATATCAAGAAGGTGGAGCTACAAAAAGAGCCTTAGGTCAAGCATTTATTGGCAGTGGTGTAATGGAAGCTCAGGAAGAATTGGAAGAAGAAGCTAAGAAAGCTGAGAAAGAAGGTTTTTTTAGAAAAATGGCTGGCACTTTAGGTAGCTTTGCCGGTACTTATGCGTTACCAGCTCTAGCAACAGCGGTTCTTGGGCCAGTAGGCCTTGTTGGTGGAGCATTGCTTAAAGGAGCCGGTGCTGGTTTAGGAAGAGGTTTAGGTGAAACACTTGGAGGTATAGGAGCTGAAGATGTTTCAGAAAGTAGCACAGGATTCCTAGCTAAAGATTTCAGTACTTTAAAAGATTACCAAAAAAGCTTAGGTGAAGGCATCGGAGAGAGAGCATTGGGTCAAGCCGGGAGTACTGCATTAACTGACTTTGTTTTATCTGGAGGCTTTAAGGCTTTAGGTGATATTAAAGAATCAAAACAAGCTGCTTCAGTTGGAGACCCAACTCTTAAAAAAGCTATGGCTTTTGATATTGAAAAACCAGAATTAGGATTACAAAGAAGCTTAGGAGAAAAAAACTTTTTAACATCTGGGCCACTAACAGAAAGTAAAGTTTCATTATCAGATACTATACCATCAGACTTCTCAACGGGCAGAATGGCTTTAGAGTCATCTAAAGACATACTATCAGATGCAAGAAATATTATCGAAGCTCCTTCACCTACAACATTTGGGCCTATAAACCCCGACTTACTTGAAAATGTAAAGTCATCAGTATCTTCAATGATTAATAGACCTAGTGAGTCACCTATGACTGATGAAATTATATTAGGCGGGAGTTCCGGACTTGATGTGTCCGATGAAAAGTTATTAGATATGTTATGGCGTACTATAGGACAATCCCCTGAGATAGGCACTGGATTTAATAGAGGACAGTACCTTAAGGAATTGAGGGGATATATGGGAGGGGGTCTTTCTAGAGGTCTAATTAATCCAAATAATTATGGCAGGAGAATAGTGTGATGGCTCAATCAGATAATATACCAGCAATGCTACAGTCAGGAGAATATGTAGTTCGCAAAGAAGCAGTAGATAAATTAGGAAAGAATACTATGGATATGATAAATAACGCAGATAGATTAGGATACGCAGGGGGAGGTCTTGTTCCTCAAGGAGAGCATGGGCACTCAGCTATAGATGAACTACTGGCTCTAAATACCCTAGCAAATCAAAGAAGTGTTGATATGACTAGAGATTCAGCTATGATGAATGAAGGTGGTAAAGCGATTTCAAAAAAGGTTTCAGAGCAACCTCAAAGCTTAGATGAATTAATACAATTGTATAAAAATCAATACGATGGAAACGTTCCAATGAGTCTTTATATAAGACAACTTCAAGGTTTGCAAAATCCAGAGCAGGATATACTAGCTGAGATATTAGGCAGAACTCCATTGTCCGATGATAGACCAGACCTTTTTAGATATGACCCGAAAAGATTTAAAGAACAAATGGAAGAGTTTCAGAAAGGCGGTATAGCTGGTTATAAAAATGGTGGTAAGACTTTACCGGTTCTTGGATACACTCCATCGTATAAAGTAAGAACCGGTACGGAACTGCCAGCAGAGGTTTTAGAACAACCTCAAAGCTTAGGTGCTTTAATACAGGCGTATGAAAAACAATACGATGGAGCGTATCCAATGTCTCTTTACATAAGACAAATTCAAGGCTTACATAACCCAGAGCAGGAAATTTTAGCTGAAATATTAGGCACGACTCCAAAGTTAAATATGAGGCCAGAACTTCCCAGATACAGACCAGAAGAGTTTAAGGAAATGATGGAGGAATTTCAAAATGGTGGCTCTGTAGGTGTAGTTAATGAAATAGGAAAATCTAGAAAAATGTTTAGCAATATAGATGATTTATTAAAGACAGCCGCTATGTTAGATAGATACAACTTTGGCCCAAGGCAGAGAGAATCATTAAGTTCTATGCGTGAAGCTGATATGATAGACCCTAAAGATGCTATGGAGCAAGTAATGATGTTACTTAAGGCTCGTGAACAAAATAAGGTACCATCATTTGAAAAGAGTAAAAGCTACCTAGAGGGTGGCGACACTGGGTATTCAACTCCGTCTGGAACAAGTACAGCACAGTCTTATACCCCTTCATTTTTACAAAAAGGTTTTGACCTTTATGGGGGTAGACCAGAGGATGCGGCTATATTAAATAGAGTAACAGAACTTTTTGGCTTTGACCCATCTGTAGGAGCTGAAAAAGTTCAAGATATGATAGGAGACTATAGGTCTAACCTTACTGGTCTTATGCCCAGCGTACAGCAATATGGAGGTGGCTTTGAAGGGTTTGGGGGTCGACAACAAGCCGTATCAACTGCAAGAACTGGTGCTTACTCAGGAATAGACAGAGCCGCTACTGACATAGCTTCCTCAGAACAGGATAGGCAGATGTCTGAATTAATAGCATATCTAACTCAACTAGAAACTCAAGGTGGGGTAGAATTTACTTAAGAGGTATATAATGGCAAGAAGAATAGTATTACAAGAACCAGAAAGCGGATTAGAAGTATTCTTAAAAGAGATATCTAAATACGCTAGTCCTCAGTATCAGTTGTCTCTTAGAGAACAAGAGCGTGCTGATGCTAGATTAAAGCTATCTGAAAGGCAGATGAATGAGAATGAAGATAGGTATCAAGATTCTCTAAGGCAACAAAAGTTTCAAAATAATATAGCGTTTCAAAATGCTGAAATAAATAAAGAGAAGTTTCAAATTGAAAAATCTAATTCTGATTTTGAAATAGCTAAGCAATATATAAATGAATCTTTTTCTGGTATGAATGCACAAGACATAGCTAATATGAATATAGACTCTTTATTGATAGATGTTGCAGACCCAAGAGCTAAGTCAAGAGCTAGACAATATGCAAACAATATTCAAAAGTCAGGGAGAAGACAGTTACAAACAATTACGTCTAGAATGAATTTATATAATCAAGGAAAGGATGCTGATAGTCAAATAAGTAAAGCAGAAGCATTAGATTTATTTGGAGACGATAATACATATAATGAGTTTTTAGTTAGTAATTATTTAAAGCAAGGTAGCTTAAATGATGAACAGAAATATTTAATAAATTCAAATACAACTAGGTTGACAGCACTTAGAAAGCAACAAGCAGACTTACTAACACAGCAAGCTAGCGGTATGGATGTTACCGATGCACTATCACAAAATACTATAGTTATCCAAAATCTACAAGGAGAAATAGACTCCATACTACAGACTCCTAATACACAAAGAGGTGATTCTAGTAGAGACCCATATAGCGGCATAGATGCATTAGATAATCCCTTAGGTAATGACCAAGTACTTAGTCCGTTAGCAGTCGAAGATGGATTTTATACTGATGATATGTATAACGTATTGTTTTCAGATGGAGAAGATATAGTTGAAAGTGCTGTAGATGCGGCTAGTAAAAATGCATCTGGAAAAGATGTTGAGAATGTAAGCATCCCTTCATCAGGAGACTTTACCGATGTTTTACTAAGTGGACTAAGCTCTGCTAAAGCAGAAGAAAATAAGAAACCAAAAAGAAAAACTCGTTCTAAGTTCCTTCCCCTTATTGACTTTACATCAAGATTAAATAAATTAGATTCATTTCAAGAACAACTAGACAAAACTCCTGTTAAGAATGAGAAAAAACAAAAATCATTAAATAATAAAATAGATAAAATAAAAAAATCTATTGTGAAAGACTTCTCTAAGATATACGACAGCTCCGAGGGTTCTTTATCTATAGACCCTAGGTATACAGAAAGAACTAAGTCAAGTGCTTCAATGAGTCGCAATGAACTTGCTAGGTTAATTAGTCTATATAATGAAAGTGGTGGAGATATTAACGAACAAAGTGCATCTAATAACTTTAAAAACACTATGAGCAAGGGATTTGACAATACGTTACAAGGTCTTGAACAAACATTAGATTTACTTGGATACAAAGCTCCTTTTAGATAAATTTAAGTATGCCACAATTTAATTCAAATATGACAGTGGAACAGCTAGTCAATGACTTCAGAGCTGTTGACCCTAAGTATAATGCAATGAGCGATGAATTAGCTTACAAGATTATAACTAGAAAGTTTCCTCAGTATAAGTTAGATTCTCAACAGTCAGAATACAACCCCAATGACGAGAGTGGTATAATAGACCAACTAGGTACTATATGGAAAGATGGGTACAATAGGTCTTTACAAGGTATGGCTGAAGCTATAGCTACTGGTAAGGAACAAGTATATGACCTAGGTGATTATCATCCGGGTATAATTGCAGATGTAGCGGCTGGTGTAGCATCGTTTTTTACACCACTAGACTTTGCTACTACTGTAGCAGGTGGTGGTATAGGGGGTGTATTAGCTAAAGCTGGTGGTAAGCAAACATTAAAAAAGTTTGTATTCAAAAAACTAGTAAATAATAATGTTTCTAAAAAAGTTGCGGCTACCACAGCTAATAAAGCACTTGATTATGCAGTTAAATCTGGTACTGGTGCTGGTGCATTAGGTCTATACTCAGGTGCTGGCGAGGCATTGAATGAATACCTATCAGATGGGACTATAACTCCGGGCAAAGTAGTAAAGGCTGGTGCTAAGGGTGTTGTGCTAGGTGGTATGACAGGAGGTACAAACGCATTCTTAACAGATAAAGGTGTCAATGTATTAGGCAGGACTATTGTAGAGGTTGGTCAGTTCGGTACTGCGGCTCCACTTCTAGAAGGTAGAGCACCTACACCTGAAGATTGGATTCATGCAGGCGGTATGGTATTAGGTATTAAGGGTGTTAATAAGGCGGCTACTAAAGGATTTGAAAAACTAAGCAAATTAAAGAAATATATTGTTGAGCCAGAGATATCTAAGCAACCTATACCGGAAGGTTTTGATGTAAAAACACAAGCTGAATTAACAGGTAAGAGGAGTTACGCTGAAGAGTTACATGAAACTATACGAACAGATAGGCAAGGCAAAAGGGAAGCTAAGATACTCAGCTTTAATGACAAAGATGTTCAAGTAAGATTCTTGGATACTGGTGAAGTAAAGTCAATCAATAAAGATATGTTTTTTACTTACTACAGAAAACCAGAAAATGTAAACATATCACCAAAAGAATTAAGAGTTAAGAGAGAAAGTGAGATTAGGAAGTTAGAAAAAGAATTAGGTCATTCTGATGGTGTAAAAGAAACTAATAGAGGTTTGCAAAGAGCTGATAAAAGTGGAGAAAAATTACCAAAAAGATTAAAAGACCAGACTAATGAAGAGATAGGAAATCTAAGAGATAAGTTAACTGTCGAAAAGTATACTAAAAAAGCATTAGAAGATATGCAAAAGAATGGCATAGATTTACAGAAAACTAGGTTTAGTATATTCTTAGATGATATGCTACCTGCTCCTGCTAATAAATTATTAGACGTTTTTAGACCAGCAAGAAATCAAGGAAGCGTAAGTCCAGTAAGAAGAATTTATGTTGCTAAAGTTGATAAGTTTGTAGTAGACCAGAGAAAAACATTATCAGAAACATTTGACCTTATGTCTCAGTTTGGATTAAACACTGAGAAACCAACTAAAGAACAAGTTAGAAGCTTGGCTAGGGCTATGAAGATGAATGAGTCTGATGTTTCTAAGAGGTATTGGGAGCTTTTATCTGACGCTGTTGAGCAAGGAATAAATACACCAGATACCATGGGCTATAAACAGATATCTGATTTTCTTTTTAATAGAGCTCGTCAATCTGGAGTTGATGTTGGATATATAGAAAACTACATACCGAAGATACTTAAGAGAGGTTTGGCTGAAAAAATATTTGCTGATATATACAAAATATCAGATATGATATCAAAAGAATCAGCTAAGAAGGGCGAGGAGATGTTGGTTAGCGATTTAAAAAACGACTATATAGACTTAATAATACAATCAATGAATAACCCAGAAGCTTTTGCTAAAAGTAGAGGTGGAGAAGCTAGGTTTTTAAATAGAATTATAAAGAAAGCTATGCCTTCTCTATCAAAAGAAACTAGGGAAGCTTATGAGTCAATACTAGAAGGAGTTAGAAAGAAAGAAGGTGTTGAAGAACTTAGCCCCTTTAAGGCTATGGCACTTATGGGTAGAACTGCATACGGTGAAGTATTTAAGGAGTATGGGAACTTAGAAAAAGCTAGGACATACGAACTTCCATCTAAATTTTACGAGAGAGATATAAGGCAGTTACTAGGTGTGTACTCATCCAATGTTGCTAGGCGTTCAGCAGAGGTTAAAAATTTTGGTAGAAAAGGAGAGCTATACAAGGAGTTACTTAATGGTGCTAACGTAGATGACCTACCTATTATGATGGAGTTACATAACCATGTTATGGGTTCTATAGGTCGCAATAAAAGATATAATCTTAATCCCGGAATCAAAGACTTTATGCAGAAAGTTATGGAGTGGGAGACATCTACTAAGATTGCACTAGGTACTGCAACAGCTATGAACTTATCACAGTTTGCAATATCTTCTGCTTTATCTGCGGGGTACTGGAGGTTTACCAAGGGTGCATACAAGTATATGACTGACAAAGATTTTAAAAAGCAAGTAGATGCATCGGGTGGTAACTTATATAAATACATAAACGAGATGATGGGAATATCACAACAGAGTGATATATCTAAGAGTATTGTAGGTAGATTAACTGACATATCTCAGTTCAATAGGATAAACTCTATCAATAATATATTAGCCGCCGCAACAGCTAGGGTTTTAGTAGATGATTTAGTAGCTATATCAATAGGTAAAAGAGGAATAGGTTTAGGTAGAATAGGTTCAAAGAAGTGGGCTAATAATACATTACAGAAGATGGGTATAGACCCAGCTCAAATAAAAGATGGTCAACTACCTAGGTCTACAGTTACTAATGCTATAGGTAAATTTGCAGTTAAGTCTCAGTTGCAGAAAGACATACTATCAGACCCACTAATACTAAATAGACCATCAGCTAAGCCGTTTCTACAGTTTAAATCATTTGGACTTAGGCAGTATAATTTTATAATAGATACATTGAAGTTTGATTTAGCTCAGGGTAACTTTATGCCTATGCTTAGATTAGCCGCAGGTGGTATGGCTACTGGTGCTTTAGCTATCAAAGCAAAAGAACTTATGAAGCAACTAGCCTCTGGTGAAAAGGCATACGACCCTGCTACATTCTTCGAGGCAGATGCTAAAGAGATAGTAGAAAACATAGCCGCTATAGGAGCCTTTGGTTTCTTGGGTGACTTTATGATGGCTGGGTTAGAAGAAGGAAGAAGTGTCACTAGAGCATTAGCATTCTTCGCATCGCCACCTTTTATGTCAGATGTATCTGAGTTGTTTAAGTTTATGGGTGCATTAGAAAGAGACTATAAGAACTACCAAGGAGACTTCATAAGAAGAGTTCCTTCTAGAGCATTGAGGATGACTGGTAGTCCTTTATTAAAAGACTTTGCAAAACAATTAGAAACAAAGGGTTTAAAGCAAAGTAGAATAGAGTTCCTCAGAGGTAGAAGAAAGTCTGCTATATTAGATACTATAATAAAATCTGAGACCCCAGAAGCCTACCAGCAGGCACTAGAGGATATGCGTAACTGGAATAGCACTTACCCTATGTACCCTATATTAGTAACAGACATAAACTATAAGGCTGTTATAAAAAGAAAAATGCAGAAACATAAGAAGAGGGCTGACGTATAATGCCTAGAACTGTTAATAAATATTTCCAACCTGTATCTACTGGCGTACATAATAATATAGATAACCTAATATTAGAAGCTGAGTTAGATAAATTTGCACAAACTGGTAGTATACGTGCAGATAAAAGACCTAAGTACATAGGTGGGGTAGACCCTGTTGTAGAGAATATAGCCTTATCCCCACTACTTACACTAAAGAGGCTTGGTACTGTAGGTAAAGAACTTATAGAAAAAACTAGATTACGTAACCCAGTATCTCATTTTACAAAAGGTGAGTCAGCTAAGGATATACTAGAGTCTGGAACAATAAAAGGTGCATCGGGAGCGTTCCCGGGTAGACCATTTAAGAAAGAGATGGGTACACTTATTCTAGATGATTCGAAAGGTGTGCCTTGGTCTCATTCCCCGAAGTCTCCTGCTGTTTCTATCACTAGAGACCCTATGTTTTTAGAAAGACCTCATCACTACGTAGGTACAGATATAAGATTTGTAATGGATAGAGATGACCTTGTAAAAAAAGGTTTTAAGATTCAACCTTTTACTGAATCTAATTTTAAAAAATCCTACTCTGTGCCAAGAGAGTTAATAGATAAATTAAAAAGCGGAAAAGAAAAAACTTTATATCAAATGAATCCTAAGTTTGAATTTGAAGAAAGAGTTAGAGGGTATATACCTACTGAAAATATTAAGCTAATAGATTTAATTCAACTACCTAGGGGTATGTCTAATAAATCTGAAGACTTATTTAAAATATTAGAAGCACTTAATAAGTCTAAAATACCAATTATAAAGAGCCCCTTAGCAAAAGAAAGACTTGGTAAGATGAATCCAAGTGATATACGAAATGAAAGAGACTATAATAATATAATGAAGTTGCTTTTGACTCCTACATATCCTAATAGTCCTATTTAAAAAGGTTTAGGTGTACCGCTTACGCTCTCTCCTCTACTCTTTGCTAACTCTACTGCCTCAGATTCTGTATTAGTAACTAGGCAACTGTTACCGTGGTACCCTACCTCACAAGAGTTAGTACTACCATATCTATTCTTAGCTACTATAAGCTCTAGAAAGCAATCACTATTACCATCATCTCCATACCTTGATACCCAAGGATAGTGTGTAAATACTACTATCTCTGCATCTTGTTCTAAGTTACCAGACTCTGCTAGGTCAGATAACCTAGGTACTCTATCGTTTCTGTGCTCCATATTTCTATTCATCTGTGATACTAATATAACAGACATATCTTGTGCCTTAGCTAACCACTTATAACCACGGCTAACATCTCCTATCTTAAGTCGTAAGTCACGTCTGTCGTGAGTAGGGTGTTCAATCAAACCTATATGGTCATCAATCACAACGTCAGGGTTTATTGCCTTTATCTCACGAAAGGTGCTCTCTATATCCCTAACATCATCAAACATAAATAACTTATCTCCATATATCTCAGATATCTTATCAGATACATCAGCTAATTCTATTTGGTCTATGCCTACATTGTTTCTTAGATTTCTATATTGTAATTCTTTAGATTCCATAGCTAGAAACTTCTTCATCATTTCTGTATTAGGCATCTCTCTATTAAACATAGCAACCTTTAACCCTCTATGTACTAAATTTCTTGCTATATTGGCAGACACTGTAGTCTTTGCATTGCCGGGTCTACCTGCAACTATAGTAATCTCACCTCTAGTCATACCAGTAATAACTCTATCTAGAGTCCCTATACCAGTAGGAATCTGTGTAGTAGAATTAACTATAGACTCCTTAGTATCTTCTAATAACGAATCTATATCAAAGGTTTGATTTGGCTGTAGTTTTATAATGTTCCCAATAGTAGTATGTGCATCTTCTAGCAGATTACTAGTCTCTAAAGAAGCATCATTTATACCTTTGGATATATCGTGCATTTGATTGTACAATATTCTCCTAAGGTAATACGAGTGCAATCTCTTAGCATATTCTACTGAACTTGATGGGGATACCACAGAATCTAGAAACCCTGCTATCTCATACTTTGCTGTAGTACTATTCTTAGTAGACCCAACCTCCTCACACACAGTTACTAAGTCTATCTTTGAATTGTTTTTACGTAACTTACTTAAGGCTCTCCATACATCTTTATTAAAAGATGAGTAAAAGAAATCATCTTCTGGTATGTATTGCCTTATTGAATCTATGTATTCACTATCAGAAATTAAACAACCTAATAGTGCTTTTTCTAACTCAATACTCTTCATCATTCTCCTTGATTTTTTCAGGATTATAGACTTGTCCTATATCGTCAATTACAATAGGTTCGTCTTTTAGTTTTGGAGGTATCCTATCTAAAGACCTCCTCTCGTAGTCTTGTCTTAGCCTATACCTTTTATTTTCGTTCTTAATTATGCCTGCTAGATACTTTATGTTAAAGCCTTTCTCTATTCCACTGTTCTTTCTAAACTTTGCAATAGAATCTAGTACTATGCTGTCATCTATATTATCTATATCTGCTAAGAATCCAGCTATGTGTACATCATCTATAGTCCAGTGCTTAGACAAATCATTAACTATATTATCTATTTCTCTAAGAGTCTTAGGAGACCTAGATAATCTAAGTGACTTGAGTCTTATAGATACATCTTTCTTCAGTATCTTTCCATCGCATAAAGGACACTTAGCCACAGATACCGCACTCTCCACTCTCAAGTGGCACATTATTAAACACCAAGTTTGGTAAATACCTATTAATAAAAGTACCCCTTGAACCTACTACCCTTGTCTCATACGCTCTATTACAATCAGTGCACTTTAAAACCTTACTAGCCACCATTGATTGACCACCATCTCTTGATTTTTTATCATTGACATAGTAGTTAACTGTATCGTAGTCAATCCAATCTTCTCCTAAGTAGTGCTGTAAGTCAGCTACTCCTGCTCTTGTTCTTGCTTCAAGTCTCCATTTAGCGTTTTTAAACGTACCATAATCTTCATCAAATCCGTCATTGATATTATAGCGTATATCTGACCCCTTGACTCCTTTACGCATTGGAGGTGTAATCCCCCTATTTGCTCCGAAGGTTTCAACCATTCTGCTATCCTTTTCCGTACCTTACATTGTACGGTGTATTCTTCTATTGTTAAGTCTACTTCAGGGTGGAGTCCTAGTGACCTACCATCAGAACCCCACGCTCTCTTTGATTCTAAGCCATACTCTTTAGCTAAGTTTACAACTTCTCTTTCGAACCTATTTCCTTTTGCTTTGCTTTTTGATGGCACGCTTTTTACTCCTCTTCTTCTTGAAGGGGCTCTCTAGAAATACTTCCATCCCCCTTGCTATTTTCTTGAATAAATCCATCTATCTTTTCCTCCATAAATTTGGTGTACAACTCAGTTTCTCCCTTCATATCTAGGTAATTATAAAGGAAGTCTCCAAGCACATCTATTGCTGACTTATTAGCTAGGACTAACCTAGACAGAGTGTTTATATCATTCTGCATAGTCCTCTTTGTTGGTTTACTATTTTTTCTTTTCATATTTAATTAGGATAATGTGGGGGCATACAGAGCCAACCATATGTCAATCTTTTTCAACTAAACGAAATAAGTAATCAATACGCAATTTCAATCCTGCTAGCTTATGTGTTCTGCTCACAGGTTTAGTTATTAAAGTTATTATCCCCCACACTTAATCCATATCTTATCTATCTATTTTCTTTTCTATTCTATGAATCCTCCATAGAATACTTAACACTAGCATTAGCATCATCAACATAGAAAACTCCCAATATGGAAAATATTCTACGCTAAACAATGCTTCCCAATAGTATCTCATCTACTACTCCTTTCTTTTATCTTACTTTTCTTTTTACAATCATCACAAACCCCACTCTTATTCATAGTAGGTTTATCACATCCGTGACACATAAATGGTGTTGGCATATACACTCCTTAATTCTTTGGGTGTTTTAGAGGAGCAAAGGAGAGTTAAGAATACGAAGACAAATCCTCAAGGCACACCCTAGCCTTCTTGCTCTAACAAAATTTTTGGGGTGTTTTATGGCACACCCCTAGCCATTGCACTACTTAGTAGTTAAAGAATATACTGCGTAACCTTTTCTATTATCAGTATTTATATTCATACTGAATGTATTACGCAATGTCCAAATAACAGCGGCTAGTCTGTAAACTCCAAACCTGCTGATAGCTGTCTTTGCAGTTAACTTCTTACCAGTAAATAAAAAGTCTCTTACTTTCTCTACTTGTGTTTTTCTTTTACGTGCCATGTTGTTTCCTTTTTGTACTTGGTTCTTAGTCTCTTGATTAAGAGGTAATCCTCTCTATCATTTAGTTCATAGATACTTCTCTCGCCTCTAGTAAAGTCCTTAGATATATCTGTCATATGTCTTAATCCATCATACCATCCGAACTTAGTGGTGAAAGAATGCTCTATCTCATTCCACTTTTTTATCTCCATTAGGGCTACCTCCATATTCAGTATTCAATCTACTAGGGTATATCTCTTCTTCGTCTGTCGTCATTCCTTCTGCCATATTTCTCTCTGCTATTTCATCGTATTCCTTCATAAGCTTACTCTTTAATACCTCAGCTTCTCTATGGTAAGATTCTAATTCCTTACCATAGCTTATTAAAGTACTTAGAGACCTAATAATGATGTCGTATTCATTGTTTGTTATTTTCATCTAGAATGGAAGGTCTGATAAGTCCTGCTTACCATTGCTCCAACTATAGATTCCAACAGCCTTAGGAGATGTAACTTCTTCCCCTTCCCTATTAGTCCAAGTTTCGTGTTTTACTTTTATTATAGCAGGCATACCTTCGCAATTAGAAGGAGTGAATACTGGCAATACGAATACTTTATTACCATCTATCTCCTTCTCCTCAGGCTTAATACCTAAAGACTCACACACTTCCTTGAACTCTCTATTGCCACCAGAGTTAGGCTCTAGGTGATTCTCTGTTGGGTTTTTAAATCTAAACAAACCCTTAGAGCGTATTGTTTTACCTACAAACATACTACCACTATGCTCACCAAACTCTTTATCGGAGTTTTCTTTGGCTAACTTGAATGTCAAGTTATATATGTCTGCTAGATACTTACTACGTATAACAACATCCTCTTTTGAGGTGAAGTCTTTTACGTGTGCGTAGTAATCACCCTCTGGTACTATTACGCTAGGCTTATCTTGTGAAGGGTCGTAATAAGAATCTCCTCCCATTACATTACCTAACGCTGAATCTATTGAGTTACTCATTTTAGCTTTCCTTTATTTGATTTATTTTATTTATAACTTTCGCTATATCGTTTTTCTCTATATCACCGTTCTCTATTGATAGTGATATCTTTTCTTTCCATTCATCATTAAGACCTTCCATCTCTTCGTATATATAGTCTATATCATCTTGACTTAATGATGTATCTTCTACTCTGTTTCTATACACGTCGTCTGCGATATTCATATACATATTAAATGCTTTCTTCATAGCATCTGTATTAGCTGATTTAATATCGTTACCAACGTCTACAAAACCTTCCTTGTCTCTGAGTTTCATTATCCTATGAGCCGCTGTCATATCTCCTTCTCTCCATATACCACCTTCAAACCACTTCAATCTTCCGTGTACCATAAACGCCTCACTACCTAACATCTCTGTACTAATGATAGTCCAAGACCAACCGGGATAGTGCTTATCTGCTACACTCTTCATATAGCTAATCTCTACATAATCCATACCCATCTTCTTCTTAACATATGTCTTAGGTGTATCTTCCATAGACACTTTCTCGTGCAGGTCTCTTATTGTACTAAATGCATCTTGTCTAATAATGTCTTCATTTAGCTTTTCTGATAGCGACATCTCACTACTCATTCTCACCTCTCTTTTTTATTTTTAATATCTCTGCTGATAGATATACACAAGCATCTAGTATTTCTTCCAAGGCTTCCGTAACCCATTCTCTGCCATCAAACACATCTACTTCTTGGTTATACTCACGCTTTCCTTTCTCTAGTCTTTCCTCTATCAGAGATATTATTTCTCTATTGTTACCTTTCATATTAAGCCTCTGCTTTATCCTCATTTACTAATAAGGAAATCATATCTTTATCCCTATTAGCTATTTTCTCTGCTTTACTTATATTGTCTATGAATAAAGGCAATTCTTCTTCTTGGTTAGCAACTACAAACATTAAGTTCATTAATGCAATCTCTAACTGCTCAACCCTATATTCAAGTCTCCTAATATCCTTTGGCATCTTTATACTCCACTTCTACTATTGTTGTTTTTCTTCCATACAGCCTATTTATATTACTTGAATACATACTAGCATCTTTCCTAGAATCAAATAATCTATTAGGGTATTTTCTATTTATTACATTAGAAAAAGCACCACCTCTAATCATCCACCAAATAGTGCCATCATCTTTCTCTTCTTTTATTGTCCATCTACTCATTGTTATCTCCTTTATTGTATGGGCAAATATCTCTTGCTGAACAATACGACTTGCATTTAATACCTCCCCACGTTTCTTCTTTAGTGCACTTATCTGGTAATTCATTATTCTCTAACGCCCAGACAAGAGCGTCTCTTTGCGTTTCAAACTTATCTAATAGATGCTCATCATTTATATATGGAACCTCTATCATATATATCTTCTTGTCTATCCCTCTCTCTCTAGCTATCTGTAACCCTGCGTCTCTAACTGTAGCTTGCACATACATATTGTCTACTGGGTATCCGTTCTGCTCTAGTAAGTATCTATAGAAGTTTATTTGCCATCCCCAATCTTCCATATCAGCAGTATCCTTATCTATATAAAACTCCTTTACTCTCTTTGGAGTACCTGCCTTTCCCCATCTACCACTTCTCTTATATACTTCTGTTGGATGATATCCGTGTCTTACTTGTATACCAATGCACTTAGCTATTTTATAACTACCTGAAAACTTATAGTCTATTAAGGACTTTGTCTCTTTATCATATAAGTCTACGATACCAGTTATACCATCTGACTCTAGAGCAATCTCTGAACATAGCCTATCTAGTACAGAAGAAGACTCTTCTAGTTTTAGATGATGTAGAGTACCCGCTAAAGAGAACGCATTATCATCTGGGTATATGTAGTAGTATTTTGTTCTTTGTAGGTACGATTGACAAGTACCTTGTATTAGTTCTGTTGTTGATGGCTTTCTATTTGGGTCTCTATCTGCTGACATATGCAGTAGAGTGGGTAGAGATACTTGCATTCTATCTATATCTACCTTGCCTATCTTAACATCTGATAGTTCTATTTCTTCCCCATCGGGATACTTAAACCCTTTCAATGGCATATATTTTCTCCTTTCTCTCTTAGTTAATCTACTAACTTATGATTATTCAAGTCAAGTATTATTTTAATTTTCTTCACCATTATCAAGAACTTCATCTTCAGATATAAATCTTTCTATGTATATACCTGTATCACATTCTATTACTTCTAGTTCTTCTTCTACAATTTCTCTAGCTGTTTTATTTTTATGTACATAGTTATCTTCATCTACATAAACTGCTAGTTCTACTATTACTGTTTCGTAACTACTCATTATTCTTCCTCCTTTGTTATTGTAAGTGGAAGCCTAATAGAAACCCCTGAAGACCAAGTCTCTACTATTCTCATCATCATATCACTGCTAATACCCCAATCTTCTTCTATATCTGCTATTACCTCGTCTAATATAGAGTCTAACTTTTCAGCTATATCTTCGTATAGGTCGTCAAATATAATATCATTTTCTGTTACCATTTTCTTTACTCTCCTCTTAGTTGCTTAAACTTACTTATTCTCTTACACATATACGACTTTAGAGTCTGCCCAAATATATCAAGACTAGGTCTTAATTTCACCCAAGACTCAAAGTTCGTATTACTAAACTTAGATATCTCTTCTCCTTTTAGTATTATACAATTAAGTATTGATATCCAATTAACTATCTTATTTTTATTAATAGTGCCAGAGTGTAACCTAAACTCTATTGTTCCGTGATAGTATCTAGAATGTATATTGATACCACAGTACCTAGCATCATTATACTTATCTGTAGAAGGCTCATTACCCATTGATGCGTAATACTCATCTATTAAATCAGTTTCTGAGTCTACATTTCTAAGTGTATTGATATTCATCTCAGAATCTCTACACCAGTTAGAAGATTGCCTAGAGTTAGGCATCATAGCTTTAAGTATATTTTGGTATTTTTGATACACTATAGCTATATGTGCAACCTCTCTAGGAGATTTATCTATAGAGTTGAAGTGTACATGGAAACCACAACTACTATTAACCCAAGCTTCGTAATTATCTCTCCACCTAATCAAGTTGTCTATATTATTCATTAGATAATCTCCATTAGCAGGGGTAGATACTAGCTCTACTCCTGCACCATCTCCATTTGTATTAATAGAACCGTCTGAAACATTACCCCAGTACATAGGGGTGTCCATAGATTCTGTGTAAGGAGTTATGCACTCTATCTCTAGTCCAACTAAAGAACGAATAGGGTAAACAAATGTATCAGATACCCTACTGCTACTAGGTACAAGCTTATCATCTACACCCATAGTGTCTCTATAGTCGGGGCAACAATGCTCACAGTAGCTATCATCATTACAGTACAGAACATAATCATTGTCTACTACATCTCCACAACGACTACAATTAGTATAGTATTCATAATAGCAATCACCACAGTAGTATTCATCATTGTTTCCTGTATAAGAGGTATCTATATGTTCTCTATAGCCACAATTAAAACAATTATAATAATCCTCATCGCAACTATTACAAGTAGTATTGTGGTTTCTCTCAGCTACATCTTCGTTAGTACCACAACAATCACACTCTAGTCTTTCTACCTCTTGGTTTTCTCTCTCTACTGGCATACTAGACTCCTATATTAGTAGTTATTACTCCAATTAGAAAGGCATTTATTACCTTTAGCCACTTCATCTCTTTTAACACATCGTATATCTTAGACTCTATATCTTCTGCATCTATATCTATTTCTATGTCTTTAGAGCCTAGAGTATCTATCTGTATTAATAAAAATTCTATGTATTCTTCGTATGTCTTATCTGCTAGAAAGGGATTCTTTTTCGCTCTATTATATAAAGTCTCTATAATATACTTCTTAGACTTTAATTTTATAGCGTCCGGAAACCCTAGCAGTATTACTTTCTTAGAATGGGACATCATTATCTCCTTTATCTCTATCTATAAAGGTATCATTGTACTCTACAACTTCACATTGAACACATATAGGTCTACCATCATTAGGTATTATCTCTTCTGAAGGTGCATACTCAAAACAGAAGTAGCACAACTCTTGATTGACTTGGTCGCAGGTATTGGCTCCGTATAGTGATTTAGTAGCAGGACTCATACTACTATTGTTACGGTAGTATCGTACAGTACCTCCACTATAAGGTTTCCAATTATAGTTTCTATAACCATAATCTAGTTGGCTCAAGGTCTCAAACTCTACACTATCTACATTAGGCCTACTATCAAACATATCTGTATCATATGTGTATATGTAGTCCTCTTTAACTTTCTTTATAGGTAGTACTAACCCTGCTCTAGTCATAGCATCTAGTAGAATGTCTCTAGTAGAAGCCCATAGTAGTACTCTAGCCTTCTTCCAATAGGCAACTACCATAGGTCTACCACTTTCTCTTGCTAAGTGTACCTTACTATTACTATCCTTCACCCAAGTTATAGCAAAGTCTCCATCTATATCCTCAAAAGCCTTACTCATTTCTCTCTTATTAAGAGATTGGAATAGAACTTGAGAATCTACATCTGGAGTATCTTTACCTAGTCCTTTAGATACTTGATTGTAGTTATGTATTATACCATTATGCACACCTGTAACATTACCTATGTTAAATGGGTGAGCGTTCTCTACTTTTACACTACCAGTAGTGGCAAGCCGTACATGACCCATAAATACTGTAGTGTCTCTACTTACTTTATCTAGTAACATATCCCAATCTGGCTCAGTTACTAGAGTTGATGAATCTACTAAGGTTTTGTAGGTATACCTATTATCCTTATCTATAATAGAGAAACCTGTACTATCAGTGCCTCTTATAGATGATTCATCTGTGAGTTCAGTTACTACTCTTTTGAGTATATCTAACTGATTATCACTCTGTCGTCCACTAGTTTTAGCGAACCCAAAGATACCACACATATACTATCTCCTTTCTTTTATTTGTTATTGTCTATTTTACTTTCTATGTAATCAGCTCCACTAACACCACATATTTCTCTTATGATGTCAATAGGTTGAAATTTACTATTAATTATTTTACTGTATAGCTTAGGCCTACTAGATAAATCTTTAGAAGCTGTCATTATACTATTAAGAAACAGTATCCAATCTTTTATAGGTTTAGAACTAGCTACTCCTTCGTGATATCTAAACTCTATAGAACCTAAGTAGAATCTAGAATGTATGTTAGTACCTATATATCTAGCGTCGTTATATTTTTGGTCGCTTATTCTTGTCTCTGCCATAGAATAGTAGCTATCTACCAATTCAGAAAGACTACCTATTCTAGATATCGCAAGAGGACTTAAATCAATTTCCTTAGCATAAGAGGTATCTCTTCTACACTCAGGGATACTCTCATATAGCTTATATTGTATTCTAGACATAATCATTAGTAGTGATTTTATCTCTACAAAGCCCATATCTAGAGCGTTCATATGTATATGTAATCCACAACTACTATCTACAGTATTCCACTCATCTTCATTAGCTTCTTGTAGACTATCTAGTGCTATATTAACATTATCACCTATTATAGGCATAGTAGTTACAAACTCTACACCACCTTCATTTAGAGAACCATCTTCTACTACACTGAAGAACTTAGGTATTGTTCTATCTTCATCTACATAATCACTAGCACTACCACTTTCTGTTATAACCTCACTCTCTATACCAACAAATCTATTATAATCGCTTTTAGTAGTAAACTCTCTAGGTAAAGGTCTATAGTTAAATGGTGTAGTTAGATATGTATTTAGAGTCATATCTGCACAACTAGGACAATACCTTTTACTAAAAATAGTTCTGTACTTAGCGTCATTGTAGTAATTTAATAGGTATGTCTTTTGAAACTCTACTCCTCTTAACTCGTCTATGTCTACCATATCTACACATCTGCATCTAGAACAGAAATTAATAGCAAGTTCGTAACAATCTGAGCATACTTTATCTAGCTCGTTCTCTTGGAACACTTTAGAAGCATAGCCATTAGCAGTTTTAGTATTTATTCTATTAGCTAATTTAATAGTAGCATAACAACAATCACAAGTCACTTCTACAGTAGTATAGCAAGGATTACAAACATATACCTCTCCACAATCTTTAATAGATGTATTCTTTCCAGAGGTAACAGTACACTCGCAAAAATGGCAACTATTATAAGTTACTCTATTAGTTTGAATATCGCAATTATCTAAGTATGCCATAACCTTACCTAGTGAGTCTGTATCTAGAAAGAATCTATTACGAAATTCAAATTCTCTAGTATCTGTTTTATCTACAAACCCCTTGGTAATATTTGCCGTACGGAGTAAGTCGAATATAGTATTGGAAATTGTAGTATCATTACTATTACCTTCTAATGAACTAGCTACATCATATTCATCTACACAGAAATTAATATATGTAGAGTCGCTACCATCTACTCTTGGTACACTTACATTATACCCATCGTTATAGGTAATCGTTACTAGTCTAGTATCTGTGAATAGAACATCAGACACTCTACATATAACTTTTAGACCATCGTATCTTTCTAGTAATAGGTTTAGGTCGTTGTGTTTATAGACAAGTGCTACATCTATTAACTTGAATATCCTATCCCTAAAACCTTCTACTCTATCTCTATGTATCCTATCATTAAACTCTAGTAAAGAACTTTCTATATCTATTTCATTTAATGTAAGTACATTACTATCTACTACTCTACCATAGCTACTATTTACTAAGTAGACTTCATTTGAATAGAGCATTTTTCACCTCTCTTGCTATTTCTAATAGAAGTTCTTTGTATATTACAAAGACTCCTAAGTAGTATAGAGTAAGTACACTAATGTGACTTTCTCCACAAGTACCAAGTAGGTGATGAAGTATCTCTCTCATACTATCTCCTTATCTATTTCTACTTTTTCTACGCTTGACTCTTTCTATTTGTGCAGGTGTTCTACCATTTGCTTTTAGTAGAGCATTTTTCTTTCTCTTAGCCATTTTTACTAGTTTACTTCGTCTCATCTACAGACTCCTTATCTATTAGAGCCTTGCTAGAGAATCGAACTCTAGTATATACCATACAAGGCTTTTGTACTTATTATCCGAGCAGTACAATATCTCTAAAAGAACTATCTCTATTAGTTATTCCATTAGTATTACCTCCTTTCTAATAATCGGGTACCTGTTAAGGTGTTTCTATTAATTCTTTCTACCAAGTCTTTTCTTCTCTTAATATAGGTCGTAGAACTCTAGGCGTAACTACTCTTCCCTTTCTACTATGGTATTTATTATCTACTACCATTCTTCTACGAACACTCTTAGTACGCTTTATCTGTCTCTCTAGGGCTTTTGCTCTCTCTTCTTTATCTAATGTGGTCGCTAGAGTTATCTTTTTGTAGGATGTCCTACAATCTACATCATATACATCTACTGTTTTACTTTCGCTACGAGCTTTCTTTCTAAGTATTTCTACTATATTCCATAATTGTACTAAATTATTACAGATATCATTTAATACTATATCATCAGTAGAATCATCTTTTATCTCTATACTATACTTAGTAGAACTACCTTTAGAGAAGTAAATTCGTATTAACCCCTTACTACTAAACCTATATAGGTCTAACGGTGTAGGATTGGCCATATCTACTATAATATCATCTCTCATTTTTGCACCTACTATTTAACTATTTCTATAAAATTCGCATCTACTATTTTTGCATCTACTAGATACGAAGTCTGTAGAACAGTCTAAGCACATAGAGGCTGTATCTCTACAGCCCCTATTTACTAGCTAGGTCTCTACTTGGCAATATTTATAGATACCTTTTTGACAGGTGGAAGTCCATTAAGAGACATCTCCTCATTAATCTCAGTTTCATAGGTACTAAACCAGACATCTAGTTGATTTAATATCTCTAGAAAATTACCTACATTCTTGCATACTTCTATTTTACCTCTACTGAATCCACTTGCTAGACCTTTGGATATCATCTCCTCGCCTTGTTCAGTAGATATAATACCCGTAGAGATTAGGGTTTGCAGTTGTTTGTTAGATACTTTCATTATTTACTACTCCTTTTATGCTCTCTATTCTCATTCTTTCTATTAAATGAGCGTTTTGAGCGTTTTCTTTATTTTGTGCTATTTTCACGCCATAAAGTACAAAAAAAATAGTCAATAAAAAAGCTAGGATATAAACTTTGTTTGCCGTAAATTCCAGCATTTTTGTGATAATGAGACTCAGTCTCAATAAGAGTAGTCCGTTAAATGATAATGAGACCTAATCTCAATAAGCTATTTAATGCTAATGAGACTCAATCTCAGTTATTAAGCTAGATGTTAATGAGACTCAGTATCAATTAGGCTATTGTTAATGAGACTCAATCTCAACTAAAAGTCAAAAAGCTAATGAGACTCAATCTCAACAAAAGGGAAGGGGGGAGGGGGGTATCCCGCAAATAAGGCTCACGCACAATCTGCGGCTATTTTTTTAGGAATAGGAGTGTAGTTTACTTGTAAATACCTCTATATCAATAACTTCGAGTGAATCTGCGTTCTGTAGTCTGCTTACTATCTCTGCTAACTCACCTATAGTTTTACTTGTAGGCTCTAGAATATCTATAATTTTCATATCCATAGCTAGTTTTATAGCTCCATTTATATTTTCGTGACTACTATTCTCTCTAAACTCATCAGACATTGCTCTATCAAATCTTCTTTTCATTTTTTCAACCTTTTTTATTTATTAAATTTACTAACAAAAAGTTATTAAGAACAAGTATTTTAAAAATATATTGTAATTTTTTTAAATAGTAGGCAAGTATGCAATGTAAACATAGTGTTATTTAGCGATATTTGGTGTTTTAATGGCGATATTATTTATTTTACTAGTATATGTATGGGTTTACCAGTTTTTAGTGAATTTTGCCCCGTTTTAGTATCTACTGTATAATAAAGATATTTAAGTATCTCGTGTTCTGCTTCATATCCACGTACTCCAGCTACTGCAGTTATATTTTCTACCTCATATCCACTATCTTTTACGCTTTCTACCTCTTTCCACCTTGTCTCTTTGAACATCTTGTCTAGGTCTAGTTGTTGCAATAGGAGGGTTACCACCAAAAATCCTTTCGTAGTTATCTTTATACCTCTTGATATCAGAGGTTCTATCCTTATCACCTTTGCCATTCATCTTTTCTTTCTTTTTATATTACGTTAGTAATATATTTCTTTCTTTTACTAAGTAAACTAAGTAGTTTCGTGCTTAAAGCCCGTATAAGTTACTAATAAAACCATATATAAATCAAGTACTTTTTTTAAAAAAATAATACTTGACGTATATATCTATTTGTTTTTATATTAATAACGTAGATATGACCAATGTATTAAACATAGCTAGAAGTTACTGCTCTAATTGGGATGCTGGTAAATGTGTAGGCTGTGTTTTTAATAGAAAGGATGATAAGTTATCTATTACATTAGATTCTAAGTTAAGTGGTAAGTCTTGTAGAGTAGAGGAAGGATGTGATTTTTTTGATACTGTGGTCATACCGGGAATAACAGACGATAGAATAAGACAGTCTGCTAGATTGTCTAGGAGGAATAAATGAGAACAGCAGTAGCAGTTATAACAATGATATCTGGTAAGCTTTGGTTTTTTCTAGAAGCCATAGCTATAGTATTATTAATTAAAACAATAAAAGGTTTTGTTAGATGAAGAGAGCTATCGTAACGCCAGATAAGCATTTTCCGTATGAAGACAAAAAAGCAATAAAGGTAGTATGCAAGGCTATAGAACTTGTAAAGCCCGATATATATATAGACTTAGGTGATACTGGAGAATGGGAATCTGTATCTCATTGGCAGTGGAAAAAGAAAAAGAGACCACCTTTGGAGTATCAGCTTCCTTTTGTATATGAAGAAATAAAAGCTGTAAACAAGGGTATGGACACTATAGACGCTTCTCTTGATAAAGCAGGAACTAAAGAACGTCATTTCGTGGAGGGTAATCATGAAGACTGGCTTAATAGATTTGTTGAAGAGAATCCATACTTGGCTAAAGAGATACTCGTTAAAAATGCTCTTCGTCTCAAAGAGCGTGGATACAAGTATCATAGGCTCGGTAAAATGCTCAAGATTGGTAAAATTAATTTTTACCACGGGCATCATTTTGCAGGAGTTAGTCACACTCGTAATCATCTCCTTCGTCTCGGTGGTAATGTTATGTATGGTCACCATCATGATATTCAGCAAAGCTCTGTTACACACATTGATGGGGTCAAATCAGCGTGGTCAATAGGGTGCTTGAAGGATATGAGTGCAGAAGCTAACGAATGGCTTGGTAATAGACAACATAATTGGCAACACGCATTTGCTATAGTGGATTTCCATAAAAATGGAAACTTTAATGTTACAATACACCAGATAGTTAATGGTGTTAGTACTGTCGATGGTAAAGTATTAAATGCAAAGTAGAACCATAAATAAAAAAGACCATCTACTATTTGATGATGTCAATGAGTTTGAACAGTTTATGCCTAACACTGAGTTAGTTGAGAATTGGAGAGATGGTTTTGAAGGTGATTGGATTTTATGCGATGATGGTAAAGTGTGTCAGGTTTTAAAAAGAAAGTATCTTAAGAAGAATGGTGTTATAAAAGATGACTACATCAGAACTGTAATGGGTACATACATATGCTCAGGTAATTATAAGATTTCTGGCAATATGAGAAAAAACATATATACCTTTAGTCCTAAGTATGATAGTGCATACAAGGTAAAAAGAGATAGAAAGAAACCAACTAGAAATGAATTTTTGTTTGCAAAGTACGTTGCAAAGGGAGATGACATAGTAGATGCTTTTATAAATGCCTTTCCTGCAAACAGTAGGAAGTACGCAGAAAAAGAAGCTAAGTTTTTAATGAACACTGAAAGGGTAAAAAGTTTGATACGTGAAGAAATAGATAAGATAATGAATGAGGCAGAAATAACCCCATTATATATCTTAGAAAAAATGAAGGACATTATAGAGTCTACTACCTCTAGAGATAGCGACAAAGTGTCCTTATTAAAAGAATTAGTTTCTATAGCTGGTATGAAAGATACTGAAAAGAAATCTGAATCCGTTACTGTATTCCAAGGATTCTCATCTGAGCAACTAGAAGCTATTGGTGGAAACAATAAGAAACTGGCAAGTGCCAAAAGGGAATTGAAAAGTTGATGAATCTATACGAAATAGTGATGGAGGTTCTTGAGCACGCTGACGATAATGGTATGTCATTAGAAGATGATATGTCAAAACAAAGCATTGCTACTGAAATCTATGAACTGTTTTACGAAAGTCAAGTTTATTCTAGCTTTATTGATAGTGGTTATATGGGAGACATAAGTGATTACTGGCAATTTAGACAAGACCTAAATGAAGACGAATAAGTTAGCAGTATACGGAACACTTAGAAATGGTGAGCGAGATACTTGGAAGGTAGATGGCTACTCATTGGTGTTTCCCGGGCACAGAAATTATCCAGCCGCATTTATTGATGAAAACCAAAATGAAATGGTTGTAGAAGTTATAGACGTAGATAATATGGATTTAGCAGGATATGACCAATATGAAGGCGTGTCCTATGGATTGTATGAAAGAAGAATGGTTAAAGCCTACAATAAAGATGATGAGGTAGATGCTTGGATGTATACGATAGGCCCAGCTTTGCTACAGAATGGTGGTGTATTTGAATTAGTACCTAAAAAAGATTGGATGTCAGAAGATTGCCTAAAGCTCCGAACATAAATAAAAACAACGTATCTGAAAAAGAACGTGTATTAGAATTAGCCAAGAGAGATATTATCGCTTTTGGTCAACTATTTCTACCAGAGGACTTTATGAAGTCTTCTCCTGCTACATATCACTATGAGTTAAATGAATTATTATTAGATAGCTCTAAAAAAAGAAACTGCATCATACTTCCTCGTGGTCACAGTAAGTCAACCTTAGCTAAAACAGCACTACTATATCATTTATACTTTAATCCTGAAGGCAAGAAAGAATTTATAGCTTGGGTAGCCGAAGAGCAATCTCAGGCAATAGACCACATTAAATATATACAAAACCACATAGAGGTCAATCCCGCACTTAATTACTACTTTGGCGATATACGTGGTAGTAAGTGGACAGAGAAAGAGTTTACCACTAGCAAAGGCGATAGGATTATAGCTAAGGGCACATCACAAAGACTTCGTGGTAGGTCGCAACTAGGTTTAAGATATACTAAGATAGTTCTTGATGACTTTGAATCTGAGCTGAATACAAAAACTCCAGATAGAAGAAAAGAAATTAAAGAGTGGGTTATGTCTACTGTAGAACCAGCATTGGAAAACTCAGCAGATAATGAAGGTTCTATATGGATGATAGGTACTATAGTCCACTATGATTCATTTCTACAGAGTATATATGATGGTTACGTAGAGGCTAAAAGAGATAAGAGAAGTTATGCTTGGGATGTTATGTATCACAAAGCAATAGATTCAGATGGTAATGTACTATGGCCTAGTTACTTTAGTAAAGAAAAATTGCAAGATATACGCAGAAGATTCGAAGACGTAGGGCTATCTCATAAGTTCGCACAAGAATATTTGAATGAGGCTAGAGACTTAGAAAATGCTAAATTTAAAACAGATAGACTACAAAACTATGACCACGAGTTTGAGAGCAGGGATGGATATGCATATCTTGTAAACAAAGACGATGCTATTCCTGTTAATATTTATATGGGTGTTGACTTAGCCTATGAAGCTACAGAGTCAAGTGACTATCAGATAATAATGGTTATAGGTATAGATAGCGATAGAAATATTTATGTAGTTGACTATATGAGAGAGCATATACCTTTGTACGATATGCCAGAGCAGATATTAGAGTACGCTAGGGAGTTCTCGCCAGTAAAACGTGTAAACGTAGAACACGTTGGAGCTCAGGGTATAATTAAAGATGCTGTTAATGCTCTTTCAGGTAAAGAAAGAAAGGTAGCCCCCGGTATAGCGTTGGGGGTTAGACCTCCTAGTGGTATAAAAAAAGAAGATAGATTAGAATCTTTATTAGCACCAATAGTAAATAGAAAAAAAATGTTTATAAAAAGGTCTCATACATCACTTGTAGATGAGATGTATCAGTTTCCAAAAGGTAAAAATGATGATATACTAGATGGACTTTGGTATGCTGTAAACAAAGCCAGACCTCCTGTTAGTAAAAGGTTTGATGCTACTGACTTCATAGAGAACAAAGTAGTAAAGCCTGTAAGTGAAACAAAGAAAAGAGTTATCTCTTGGGTAACTGGACAAAAAATTTAAAAAGTACTTGCATTATATGTATATAATTTGGTATATTAAACACTAAAAAGGAAGGTGTACCCATTTCTAGTATTAGAGAGTTAGAAAAGAACGAAGCTCAACACTCAGAAGTTAATAGACAGTTATGGAGAATGTGGAAGGATGCTCGTGCCGAATGGGATGTGGAGGCAAGAGATTCTATAGATTTCTTTTTAGGTAACCACTATTCTCAAGAAGAGTCAGATGCTCTACGTGCAGTAGGGCAAGGTGACTTTGTTATTGATAGGGTGTATGCCGCAATAGAAAAACTAAAATCTCTACTTACATCACGCTCTCCTAAGTACAGTGCGGTTGGTAGAGAGGATTCTGATAGCAGAATATCCAATGTATGGAGAACTGTCCTTGAATACATATGGGATATATCTGATGGTGACACGCAGTTTAAACAAGCAGTACACGACTACGCTACTGCGGGCATGGGTTACTTATACGCCTACATAGACCCAGAAGCTGATTACGGCAGAGGTGAGGTTAAATATACCTACCTAGACCCATTTAGAGTTTATGTAGACCCAGCATCTAGACATAGATACGCTGACGATGCATCTGGCATTATCCTATCTACTATACTTACAGAAGACCAACTTCTTAATATGTATCCTCAAGTAGAGCCTTTTATAGAAGATATTGATACTTATTATGACGAAGAAGATTATCCTGAGGGTGGTAGAAAAAATTCTTCACAATCCTTTACTCCAGATGTAGCATACGAATCTGAGTATAATAGAATTAATAAGTATAGAATACTAGAAAGATTTACAAAAGTAAAGGTTCCTTTCTATAGAATATTTAATAAACAGGATGGCTCAGAAGTTATCCTAGATATAGAAAAATATAATGACTTCATAGAATCTGAAAACGCAAAGCTTTTAATAGAAGCTGAAATGATTGAGATTGTTGAAGTAACGCAAACAAGAATTAAAGTCTCAGCAACAGCAGGTGATGTGTTGTTGTATGAGCAAATATTAAATACAGACATATATCCGATAATACCAGTTCCTAATATATGGACAGGAACTCCTTATCCAAAGTCTGATATCTCAAAAGTCAAAGACTCTCAAAGGCTTTTGAACAAGCTTTTCTCTCTCACTCTCTCACACGCTCAAGCCTCTGCTGGACTAAAACTAATGGTTCCAGAGGGGAGCGTAGATGATTTGGGGCAGTTGGAACAGGATTGGGCTAGACCTAATGCTGTTATACCTTATAACCCAGAGTTTGGTGCACCGCACTTCCCTGCCCCACAATCACTCTCAGGAGAGTTTTATAATTTAATGAGCAGAATAGAACATTATATAGATTTAAGTTTCGGTATCCCAGAACTAATGCAAGGCTTCAAGGAAGCCGCACCTGAAACAGTTCGTGGTACTGCGATGCTTGCCGAGATGGGCGAGACTCGTGGTAAATCTAAATTAAGAGATATCGAAGGAAGTTTGACAAGGCTAGGTAAAAATTTGTACAACCTAGCTAAGGGTCATTATACTTACGCAAAGACGTTTAGAATTGTACAGCCAAATAACGACATTACGGAGTTTACGGTAAATATGTATGATAATAAAAGTCAGGAAATTAATGCCATTACAAATGACATCACCGTCGGGCATTATGACGTGAGAATCATATCCGGTTCAACATTACCTTCTAATAGGGTAGCTGAATATCAGATGTACCTAGAAGCGTATAAAATGAATCTGGTAGACGATGTCGAGGTTTTAAAGAAAACTGAAATCTTTGACAAACAAGGTGTTTTACAGCGGAAAGGCCAAATGGCTCAGATGCAGTCTTATATTAAACAACTCGAAGCACAAATCAAGAAACTTAGTGGAGACCTCCAAACGGCAGAGCGTGAAACTCTTAGCTCAAGAAAGAGGGCTGAAACTGAGAAGTTCAAGAGCAGGCTTAATGAGATTCAAAATGATACCAAGTTTAAGAGCAAGGTACAGGTTGATAATCTAAAACGAATTGTTGATTCAGAGACTCAGGCTGTAAGCTAATGAAAACAGAAGTAGTGGGAACGTTACCCGGTTCTGCTTTTATAGACATCTTTAAATAGGTGATGCTAAATTAAAAGAAATCGGAGAAAATAATGGAAGACACTATGCACGAAAATACCACAATAGAAGG